TCGGGGTTCATTCGTATCGGTGCCGACGGCATCGTTAACATCAACGGTGTCACTATCAATCCGGCGTCCCTTGTAACCACACCGAACGACGTGAAAGCTGGTACGATATTCCTTAAGACTCACCGTCATACTGGTGTCACCGCTGGTACGGCAACATCCGGGACACCTACACCATGACTGTTCGACGTCTCGACGACGAAACCGGCGACATCGTGACCAGTGGTCAACAGTTCCTGACGGCTCGTGAAGAGATCGCGCAGACGGTGAAAACTCGTCTCGCGCTGTTCCTGGGTGAGTACTTCCGGAACATTACCGACGGTACGCCGTGGTACGAACAGATCCTCGGGAAGTTCACGAGCTTGGACGTCGCCGAGTCGGTGCTGCGTGTGCGGATCGCCACGACCCCCGGTGTTGTCCGGTTGACCAGTTTCGACACAGATTTCGATGTTGATTCCCGCACGTACAGTGTGACTGCCGGGATTCTGACCACCTACGGGGTTGATGAGGTAGTTTTCAATGGCTGAAGTCACAGCGCAGGGGTATGACCTCAAGACGCAGAACGAATGGTTCGATGAAGAGCGTCAGCTCTATCTTGACATCGACCCCCTGTGGAATCTTGACCCCTCTACTCCCGACGGTTTGAAGATTGCCCATGACGCTGAGGTGTTCGGTGTTCTGGATGAGACGTTGCAGCAAGCGTACAACTCCAAGGACCCGAACAAGGCCGTGGGGGTTGACCTTGACACCATTTGTGCGCTGACAGGTACGACCCGTTCCGAGGGTACACCGTCAAACGTGGTTGTCACTCTTACCGGTACAGCGGGTACGGTAATTACTGCTGGTAAACGTATTGAATCTGTAGCGAATGGCTCACGTTGGACTATCGACCAAACCGTGACCCTTACGGGCGGCACAGCGACTACGACAGCGACATGTACGGTAGCTGGACCCACACAGGCGGATATCGCGACTCTGACACGCATCGTTGATGTGGTGGGTGGTTGGACGACCGTTAGCAACCCAAGCGTGGCCACACCGGGTACAGATGAACAGATCGATTCGTCGTTGCGTGTGGAGCGTGCTACAGCCGTAGGTCGCCCTGGTAATAACCAAATCGATTCGTTGTATGGTGAGCTGTACGCTGTTAGCGGTGTGCGACGTGTGAAGATTTATGAGAACGACACGAACAGCGCGGCAGTCGACCCGGTGAATAATCCATGGGGTCTCCCAGCACATTCGATATCGGTCATTGTTGACGGTGGCGCGATTGCCGACGTGGGTATGGCGATATACGTCAAGAAGAACCCAGGTGTATTGCTGAACCAGTCCGGTACACCCGTCAGTACCACGGTGATATCGCCGAAGTATCCGACCAACTCGAAATTGATTCGATGGGCCAACCCTTTATATTTGGACATGGTGGTTAACTACGTCATTAAAAACGATGGGACGTTGCCGACCAATATCACCGACTTGATCGATGATGCGTTTTTTGAATTTGCAGCCGGTGACCTCGTACCTGCCGATGTGGGATTCAAGATGCAGGGTTTTGATATTGGCGAGTCCGTACCCTATTTGACCCTTACGACACCAATTAACAAAGTGTTAGGTGAGTTTGGCAATAGTTACATCGTGTCGTTCACGGTGAACGGCGGAACATCGAATGTGGCTGTCGCATTTAATCAATTGTCGCGATGGACTGCGTCTAACATCAACGGGACAATCACCTGATGAATATCCCGGACAGAATCTACGCACAGTACCGCAACAAGCCCAAGGCCGTTGCGTGGTATGCGATCACCCGGCAACTCGGGGATGAGATTGCAGCGGCCGCTGCCGATGTACGAAACATGTACAGCATTGACGATAATGTCGGCGCACAGCTTGATATCATTGGTCGAATCGTTGTTGCTGATCGAAATTTCATAGGAAGTGTCCCCCTTACTGTCAGCCAATTCGGAGACGTCGACGCTGAATTCGGCGATCTTGATGCTGTGTTTAGCGAAACCAGTATCGGTCAAGACTCACAAATGTCCGACGATTTTTTCCGTCTGGTAATTCGCGCCAAGATCGTAAAGAACAATAGTGACGCGACAATCGAATCGATTCTGGACGGCGTGACATTCCTTATCCCAGGTGCAAACGTCATCCGGGTTATCGACGGTGAGGACATGTCATTCGCTATCGAGTTCAATGGTAATATTACCGACCTTGAGCGATGGGCGCTGCTCAACGCAAAACTGATACCAAAACCTCAAGGTGTCCGGTTTAATGGATTCCTTGATAGTTACCTTCCCTCGGAATTCGGTGACGTTGATGCTGAATTCGGTGACACCGACGCACAATTCCACGGTTATGTAGGAGTTTAATCCATGGCTTTACAACGTGACACACGTTATCCCGGTCGCTGGACGACGGGTAACCCGGCGCATCCACAAGGGGCCTTCAAGAACCGCTCCGCTCCTGGCGCGCTCGATGGTTCGTATATCGAGCAGGATTGGGCGAACGATTGGGATGGTTTCTTTGCTGCGTTGCTGGGTGCTGCAAGCATCACACCGAACGGCACAGTGGATACGGCGACATCCTCTCAATATTTCACAGCTATGCAGGCACTTCTGAAAGGTCAGTTATTGGGTGTCCAAACATTCACCACAAACGGTACTTATACACCGACGCCAGGCACCACCAGTATTGTATTAGAAATTGTTGGCGGCGGCGGGTCTGGGGGCGGGTGTGCGCTGACGGGGGCGGGGGCATATACCGTAGGTGGCGGTGGTGGTTCGGGGGCATATACAAAAACCAGACTAACGTCTGGCTTCAGTGGTCAAACAGTCACTATTGGCTTAGGTGGTGTTGGCATAACCACTGGTTCGAATCCCGGGTCATCGACATCCTTCGGCGCACTTGCTAGCGCCGCCGGTGGTGTTGGTGGTGAGAGCCAAGGCCCAAGCAACGTGGTATTTACTGCCAAGGGTGGTAATGGCGGAGCCGCGTCAGTATCCGGCAATATCCTGAATTCGTCCGGGACATCTGGCGCCATTGGGGTTTCAGGCTCAAGCACCACGGGTAGCCAGGGAGGGCCTGGCGCACCTGGACCATTCGGAGGTGGTGGTAACGGCTCCGTCACTGGTACAGGGACCGGTGGTGTTGGTAGTGGTCCTGGCGCTGGTGGTGGCGGTTCAGGCAACGGCGTATCTCAAGCAGCAAGACCTGGTGGCAACGGTGCGAATGGTATTGTAATAATTTGGGAGTACAAGTAATGCTGAAAACTTATATCCGGGTTGATGAAACGGGTGCGTCTTTTGAGTACTTTTCAACTGAGGGGGATATCACGACGATGTTCCCGCCCGACCTTATTTGGATTGAGGTCACAGGTGCGGACCCTCTCCCACCCCTTGGTTGGGTCTGGGACGGTACTCAATTTAGTGCGCCACCACCACCATATATCGATCCGCGCCCAGCTATTTTTGCTGAGTTAGATCAGATTGATCGGGATAGTGCGCGACCATTGCGGGTTTTGATTATTGCGAACCCCGCAATCGGTGAGGGGACATCGGAACGCGCAGAGTTGGAAGTGTTGGAAATGCGCGCAGCGGAACTGCGCACACAATTGGAAGCACTCCCACCACCACCTACGGGCACCTGAGATCATATAAATCGTTATGAGCCGCCACTTGTTCCTTGAGCTGGCGGCTCATAACTTTCCGATCTGCCACCGACGTGGTGATAGGTTTAACCCAGCTACACGCGGTGTCAATCGGAACGGTCGTGCTTTGACAGCCTTGCATCAAGATCAGCATCGCTATCAGCAGTAACTTTAACTTCGACATTCTGTCTCTCCTGAACGGCCTGAACCGTTGCCTTCGCTTGGGTGATTGCCTGGGTCTGCGTTGCTTCTGCGACCCCCTGCGACTTCCCTGCCGCTTTGCTGAACGGGTGTCCGATCAGCGCACCTATGATCGCACCCACAACGCCAATGATGATTCCGAGAATCGCCGTGATACTCATTGGAATGCTCCGTTACGCATCGCATAGACCAGACGAATGCCACGGTTACCGACCTGCGAAAACCATGCCGAATTTTGCATTTCGCTTGCCGCCGCCGAGAAATTAAGCTGCACCAGTGCTGCGATAAATTTCTTGAACCCGCCGAGCCTGACGATGCCCATATTGAACGCCATGTTCACAATGACTTCCTGACGCACATCGTCAAGCTTGTCAAAGTTCGACACTAGTGCTCGTGCGATACCGACGGCTTCATCGATATCATTATTGAGCATCAAATCAATCTCATCGTCACGCAGTCCCCGGTCCTCGATGTTCCGACCCACACCAACCGTCCACTTCGGCGGTGACGCAGTGTCTTTGTAGAGACGTCGTGTACGTCCCTCGTCGACCCCGAGTTGTTTACTCAGCCTGACGCGGTTCATACCTTCGATCCCGAGACGGATTTCTGAGGGATATGCATTGCGACGAACACGGCGACTGACAATCCGATCATCGCGTACTTGTATGTCACGGGGTCCATATACTGCTGCACGGATGGAAGCCACCCGAGGATGTCATTTAGATTGATCAGGCCGATCATGCCCAGCAGCCACGTAGACCAACGCTTGTACCACACCCGCCATTGTGGGATTAATTGCATAACCATCGCGCTCCGATTAGAATGTCAAGCACTTATCATACTGGAAACTGACGATGAAACCTAAAGTAGCCGACAAGAAGCCGAGTAAAGATGCGGGCGGTGTAGGTCGCAGCAAGCCTGCCGCATCCACAGGTGACGCGGGTGGTAAGGGTCGTACCAAAAAATGATCGTCTCCGTGCTGCTGTGCGTGATGGGCATCTTCGCATGGTGTCAGCCGTCGGCAGCACGTCGTAAAACCGCATTCCTGTTCGCCATACCCACAATTGCGTTCACCTGTGTATCCGGGTTGCTCAGTGACCAGTGGTATTACATGGGCGCCGCCCTAATTGATTCGCTTACCATCATACTGCTATCATGGCTCGTCGTTATCGACAAGCTTGCAGTGCGGTTGATGATTCTCAGCGCAGTATCTATGTCACTGAACGTCGCCGGGTTGATGATGTACGAGATGTATCAACCCGCAACAATCTATGACGCGCTGTTCATCGCCCTATACATCGGGGTAATTATCGCTCTTGCGGATCAGGAATGCTCAAATGTGGGAACTGGTAGAGCTGGCAGGCTACGTCCTGGGTGTACTGGCGATGCTAGTGCAAGCTTTCGTATTAGTCACAAGAGCGATCCGCAAATATGAGTATTCTCGACTCTCAGCCAGCAAGCTACGTGGTGGCGGGCAGCACGACCGCGACCGGCCTGTCGACGTGGTTAAACCTGATCCCGAGTGAGATTGGCAAGCTCGCCACCGTTGTCGGTATCGTCCTGTCGATCACCCTCATCGTCATGCACGTACGCAAAATGCGCCAAGAGGCGCGGGAGTCGGCATTGCGTGAGGATATTTTGCGTGAACAGCTCAGACGCGAAAAAGCCTCGAACAGTGCGTCCGAGACTCTTCGGATTGTGGGTTAACGGTACGAGACACCGGCGCCGGTGAGAATGTCGTGGATCACGTTCGCCTCATAAGCACCCAGTGGGGCGTCGATGTAGTCTGGCAATTCGATAAACAGTGCGGTGCGGGACGCTTGCCATGCGCTCCACGATTGTCGAATATGTTTTGCCAAATATGTGTCATCCCACCTCGTAAAATCTGGAACGGCATAGAACCCCTGCGCCCATGCTTCAAACTCTTCACGCATTCCCATGATCACCACGCTCCGAACCAGATGCCGGTACCGTGTACGATGGCAACCGGGAAGAACAGTGCACCGGCGATCAGGAAACCCCAACTCGCCACCTTGAGACACACGATCACATGTGTGATCCAGGCTGCGATCATCCAAAGTCCAACAATTGCATAAGTCATCTGTGACACTCCTCTGTTGTGTGCGACCAATCTAACCCGTCATGACGAACTCGTCAACAGCGGATTAACCAGTTTTTCAGCCTGCTCGATATACCACTCGTAATTCAGATCCGACCAGTCGAAGTGACGCGCATCGGCGCACTCTGTGACGCGCCAGCCGCTGCATATACCGGTTTCGCGGGTGTCATGCTTGCTGCGGTTGCCCGTGTGGATTCGTGCGTCCCACGGCGTACCAGCGCTGTCGAGGTCACCGGGTTGACCCGCGATCTCACGCATCACGGCGTTGAAGTTCGAATCGGTCAACTTCGCCTTACGCTTCCACGTCCCAGGCTCACCCGTCGGCGGCGCGACCTTCACGAGTGTTCCACCGTTGCGGCTGACGAAGTAACGGGTTGTCCCCTGCAACTGTTGATCGATACCCCAATCCTTGAAGCGCAGATGCAGCGAGTTCGACCGTGGCACCTTTGCACGACACATGAAATCGAACGGGTCGCGGTGGTTGGTGATGAACTCACGTACCGATTCGCCGCGTACCAACGCCGCTTCAGCCGCCCGGGCGACCACTTGTGCCGACGGGTCTTGATGCCACAGGGTGTTGTACTCGTATGCGCCTTTGCGCTTGAGCTTACCGCCCTCGTACTCAGCGATGTACGAATTGACGTCACGGATGATCATACGGCTATACAGCGCGTACTCGAGGTTCAGTTGCGTCACACCCTCCCACCACTTGCACACGCTGTAGAAATGCGCCTCGAACGACCGTGGGATGCGCACCGTGAGGCCGTCGGTGTTGCACTGAATCATCGTCATGTTGGGGATTTTGATGAGTTGCTCAGCGAGCATACACAGCGACAATTGACCGTTGATGGTTGTCGCCATCGTGTAATACGGATCGAATAGGCAACTGAATTTATTGTTCGAGTTACCGTAGGACGCGTTCAGCGATTCCTTGAGTGCGGCGTTCTCAGGCGTACCCTTTGCGAAGGTTGCGCGCTGAAGAAACACGCCGTTGTAACTGTCGCAATACGCTTCCCCCAGGTGCGCCGGGTACAGTCGATTGACGATTGCCATTTTCGGGTAGAACGACGTGACGTCGACGTCGATGATCATATAGTCGTCATCAGACCTCACGATCTGTGAAACGATAGACCCGTGAATTCCCCCGAGACCGAATACATAGTCGAACCCGTCGATGGTCGCCTCGATGTTGGCGAAAGCACCTTTCGTCTTGACCTCTTCGCCCATGTCGGTTCGACGTAGCGTCTTCGCCTTGAACTGTTCGACGACCTGAATGAACTCGGGACGTTCGAACTTAACGTACGGGAAAATCACATCGCCGAGGTTGATACTGTCGCGGTACGTTTGGCGGGGATGCTTGCCGCCCGGACCACGGTCGAAGCACACGATGCCGGACGCTTCCATCTCTTTGGTGAGAATTGTCGCGCCGATCTTGGTGTTGCTCATGTTCATCATGCGAGTTTCGTAACGCTTCGACAGCGCCTCACGCAGATGCACCTCGGGGAGAATCCGAACGTAGAATTTCAGAGTTTCGCGAACGTCGTGTTTGTTGTACGCAATGAGTTCGTCGATCTGGTCGTCACGTAATGAGATGCCGACTGGAAACGGTAGGTCGATCACGTTGCGTGAACGCATGACGATCTCAAGCGCCTTGAGGCTAGTACGCTTGTTGTTATTGTCGAAGTGACAGATCTTCATTGGATCGAGTTGTTCGAAGACGTGGTCGCTTTCCCAGATCGTCATACCGAACCGGTCGGCGTCACTCGCCTTAAGGATTTTCATCGCGTGGGCGTAAATCTGCGCCGCTGTGGCGTTAGGGTTCGCGACAAGCCAATGAATGATCGGATAGTCAAACCCCAGGTTGTTGTACCCGATACCACGTGCTTTGCTGCGACCCAGGCCCAATACGAACTCGATTAGCTCGGCGACTTGATTGCGACGGTCGGAAATCTCGAACACGACCTCAAGCCCGGTCGCCGCGTGAATGAACGACGCGGTGATCACGTTGGGGTAAGTTTCCAAATCCCAGCCCCAATCCCGTGGGTCGAGCGGTGCAGCAACGCTGAATGCTTCGGGCGTGCCACAGTGGGGGCATTTGTCGAGGTCGGCGGGGTATGTCTTGCCGCAACCGTTGATAGGCTCGCAGCGACTCAGTAATCGCATGTCGTTCTCCCTGTGTGAAAAAGCCCGGTCTGTGCCGGGCTTTGCGTATTGTGACAGATTGGTCAGTTATCGTCGATACTCGTCAGCTCTTCCCATTCACCGCTGGTGTAGCGATAGGGATTTGAAGGTTTTCTGACATCGATAATATCGATATACCCCTCATCCGCCATTGCCAGATCATCATCACCGACTTCTTCAGCCGAGTAAGTTGCGCCGTCTTCGAAAATGAGAATGTACATTACAGTGTCACCCCGTAAGTTTTACAGATGTCGATCAGATGCACCGCCTGACTCTCGGCGTCATCGACCGCGTTGTGGTGTGTACCGGTCCGGACCAACTTGACCGACGGATACAGCGATTTGATCGTGCGATAGCAGCGGTCGTGCCAGAACTTCCAGGGTTGTTCCAGACCGGTAAGGCGATACGCGTTCGACATGATCACATTGTCGAAGGTCGCACCGTTGCCCCACATGCCGGACACTTGGTTTTCCCAGCAGAATCCCGAGAATTGCGACAACGCAGCACCGAGGGTATCGGCAATTTCGTTGCTATTGAATGCTGCACGGGCCTGATCGGACTGCTTCAACCACCAAATGACCGTCGATGGATCCATCACGAGTCCTGCGTCTACAGATGACTCAAGACTGCATTGCGCGTAAAACTTGGCGTATACACCGTTGAGATCGAAAGCCACTGCGCCGATGGCGATGATTGCCGCCTGAGAGCCGTTACCCATTGTCTCGATGTCGAGCATGATCTGCATTGTGAATTCCCTGACTAAGTGAAAGGCCCGTGTCACCGGGCCAGTCGGATGGTTACGCGACGAGTTTGCAGTGTGAGGCGACCAGCGCTTCGTTCCAACCCGGCATCGCCAACCATTCAGCTTTGGTCAGCACGTTGCCGTTGTACTCGTACTTCTCGACGACCGCGACAGGTGGTGGGGTTACCAGATCGTGAGCTGGTGGCGGCGGTGTAACTGCGGCGGTGACCGGAACGACAGGTGGCGGGGTGTGGGTCACTGGCGGCTTCGCTGCGACCGGTGCACCGGTTTGACTCGTACCACCATTCACGACCACACCGCCCTGGATACCGGCGAACTCGGTTTCAGCGTTGAACGCGCCTTCGCTCACGATCTCGACGCCCGCTTCGGCGAACATCATGCCCTCGATGTTCTGGTACATCCCGGCGTTAGTCTTGACGGTGGCTGCACCGTTGAACTTGGTCGACGCAGCAATCCAGAAGTAGTCGCCCTTCTTGATTGCGTTTTTGTTGAGGATCGGTTGCTTGTTGCCGTCGATCAACGTGACTGGACCCATGCCCTTGTAGCGTGTGAATTTGATCAGCATATGACCGGCTGGACGCGAATCGGTACCGAGTTTGGTCGGATCTTCCGGGGAGTCGCAGTCTTCGATTTTCCAATTGAAACCGGGCTGACCACAGAGCGCGGCGGTGCACGCTGGATCGGCTGCAGCATCGTTGTACATGGTTGTATAGATCGCATCCCATTGCGGACCTTTTGGAACTGCAAAACCCATGAACCAGTGGTGTTTGTTTTCCAACGGCTCAGGCTGACCTTTGTGGTCAACGGTCTTCAGCTCGAACGGGGAACCCATAACCAGACGCGCTTTGAACGGTGTGTACTTGGTAGCCATGCTCGTTACCCTTGTGTGTTGAATATCTGACGGATCTTGGCGCCGTCGACCTCGACCAGCTTCAGTGCGGTCATTGGTGTCTCACTGTATTCAGCTATGACGGATTCGTCAATGCCTTTTTTACGAACTTGTGCAGGTGTATCCATCTCGACAGGTTTGCGAATATCGACGCCGAGCAGGTCGCCCATCATGATCACTTCGGCGTGTGGTACGTCTTTCTTCCAACGCTCACGACCCTTACCGCGCTCGGTGCTGAAATACGACACCAGCCCTCCATTGCTTAGCTCATGAATCGCTTGTTCCTCCAGGCCGCTAAGACGGTATTCGATAGCTTTCTGTGCACGTCGTAACAATTTCAAGTCCACACCGAGGTTGTGGCCCGTCAACGTGTGGGTTTGGAGCGATCCGGCGAAGTCTATACCCTCGTAAGCAACCCGACTCAGCGTGTCGCAGTTGGCACGGGCGGAACAGTTTTTACACTGCGTCCCGAACTTGGTCGGCGGTGATTCACCGGTTACGACTGGTAACGCTGCGTGTAACTGCGCCCAGTATTTACCAACCCCGTCGCCACCGGCGGTAACAAACCATTTGCGAATCGTACCCTGACTGGTGAACCCGCGAGGTTGCACAACGCGTAAGTCCAGCTTGACCGCCTGACGCACCGGTTCGGTGATGTCGAGCGCCTGAATGATCCCGAACGCACCGATGAGCAATTGCCAGTTTTCGAAAACATCAACGATGCTGTGACCGAACTTCGCATCCCACACGGTGAGTACGTTACTCGACACGTCGTACACGTAGGCGTCGGGGATGCAGTACCAGCCTGGAAGCCAGCGGCTCAGGTCGACACGTTGTTCAACGCGCACCTCTTTGGTGAGGAAGTTGAAGTCGCAAAATTTCGCTACGTCGTTGACGTACTCATACGCCGCGTCGAACAATTCTTGCGTGATCACGATGCCGTCTTTGCTGAGGCTCCCGACGATGCCGGAAAAGTCCAGCACGCCACCCTTGCGCCAGCGTTCGAGCAGTTGCTGACTGGCCTCGTGACAGGCGCGACCCTCAAGCTTCGACTCGGATGGTTCAGACGGTACGCCCGGGTAGGCGGCTCGGGCTTGCGCCGCCCCCAGGCAGCGCATCCAGTCGTTACTGTCGTGTACGAGTGGGAGGATCATTGGTCACCTCGGGCTTTAGCGATTGCAGCAGCTGCCGCACAATACTGAGGTAACTCAATACATCCTTCGTCGCTCTCGTAAAGCTCAAGAAACTCTGATAAAGCCTCAAGCAAGTCAGGTGCGGCAGCAATCAAAAAAGCATTTGCACGACCCTCAGCACGACGATTCGGATCTGAAGTTCTGAGGTAACTAATCTGAATACCTGCGTCATCTTGATTACATATCACGACGCGTTTGGAATTGTCCCACTGCCCCGGTGTGTACTGACCCATAACCCTTACTCCCCAAACGCGGCTTGGAATTGCACCAGAACCTGTGGGATCAGATCCACACGTTGACCCAGTTGTTGCAGAGTGGTCAGGCCGTTCGCCGCCAGGATCTCGTTAACCTTGACCACCATCGCTGGTTTCGCCGCTTCGTCTTTCGGGGTGCGACTGGTGAGCCAGGACATGAGTTGGGCGAAGGTCTCGATTGCTGGTTTGTCGACAGTGATCGGCGGCGCCACAGCGGTAACCGGTGGGACGACTACAGGTGGTGCGATGGTTACTGGGGGTGCTACAAACACCGTCTCGGCGCTTACCAGTTCACCGTGTTGATCGATCTCACCCGTAACGCCATGGACTATATCCACAAACGCATCGACTTCAGCGTCAGTCAACACCTGCGCTTCCTCAGCCGCCGCGTCAGCTACAGGAATCGCCATCAAATCGGTCAGCTCAGCGGTCACACGGGCCAGTGTGGCGTCCCAGTCGGCTTCCTCGACACCTTTAGGGCGACGACGCACACGCCACGACCCGTCGGTGTTGCGCTCACGGCTGCCAGCGTGGATACGTGCGTCCCATGGTAGACCGTTGACGTCGAGGTTCGTGTCGGCGGATGGTGATGGGGTGATGATTACGGTTCCCGCATCGATGCACGATTGGAAATGTTCCGCATCGGTCATATCAGCCGGGGCACGTACGGGTTCGTCCACCGTTACAGTCATCGGAGGTACGTCTTCAACCTTCACGCCGGTACGGTCGATCAGATCGGCGAGCGCTTCAACAGCCGACGTGGCGTCGGTCGTGTCGATGTCAAGCTTTACCGACAGTTCACCGACGGTCTCTGTGCGAGATGCCGTGCTACGACAGGCTTCGGCTGGGGCTTCATAACCACGCTCGGCGGCGATACGTTGAAGCGCTACGGCGATGTGGTGCATTTCCATCGGGTTGGTTTCGTTGTCGATACTGATGTGCATGTTTATTTCTCTGCGTTGGTTGAATGTGGGGCAATCCTATGCGAACATGACGACGTCGTCAACACATCAGGGGAATAAAAATGGGAATGCGTGAAGAGTTTGAAGCGTGGGTGGTGAGTCGCAAGGTTGTGACACGTCACGGCGCTGGGTTGAATCAAAATAGCGACGGTACATACTCTGATTATCGAATCAACGACCGTTGGCTAGCATGGCAAGCGTCCCGCGCTGCACTGGTGATTGAACTACCACCTCGCGACTACTACACCGAGTCGGACGACCCAAGGGATTTGCTCGACTATATAACCGCCGAGCTGACTGATGGTGGTGTCACCCTCAAAACTATTAACACGACCACCATTAACGGGAGCGACCCATCGTGATCATCCAATACACCGGCCCACGCGCCACACCCTGGACGACCGTACTGGAACGCCTGATGGGTGAACTGTCTGGCGGGTATAACTTCGGGACGCCACGTGTCGTTTCTCGCTCGGATGAGTCGATTACGGTCACAGTCGATGCGGTTAAGCGGGGTGAGTCATGATCACATTGGCGGCGTATTTCATTCTGCGATTCGCATTCAGTGACGATTGGTCTGGTTGGTTGCTTGTCCTCCCCGTGCTATTCGACATCGTAGCTATCGAGCGATTCAACACGATCCGGGTGGCTAAATGACCGTCGCCCTCCACCGAACGTTACTGGCTGATGCGGTTGCACGGATCACGCTGCGCCCGTATCAGCAGAAACTACGCGACGATGTGGAATCAGCGTGGGCGATGGGTGCCCAAAACGTTCTCGCTGTGTTGCCTACGGGTGGCGGTAAGACTGCTCTGTTCTCCACGATCATGGCGGACGAAACCCACGCATCCTGTGCCGTCGCTCACCGTCAGGAACTGGTCAGTCAGATCAGTTTAGCGCTCGCCCGCAACCGTGTGCGTCACCGGATCATCGGACCACAGTCAGTCGTCAAGATGATCGTACGCCTGCACATGGAAGAGGTCGGCGCGTCCTATTACGACCCGTCTAGCAAATGCGCAGTCGCAGGGATCGATACGTTGGTGCGTCGTGGTGATCAGCTTGCGTCGTGGCTGCCGACTGTCAAGCTGTGGGTGATGGACGAGGCTCACCATGTCCTGAAGGACAATAAATGGGGTAAGGGTACGTCGATGTTCCCGAACGCTCGCGGCCTGGGCGTGACTGCCTGGACACACCGCGCCGACGGTATGGGTCTCGGGCGTCACGCTGATGGGGTGATGGATGCACTGGCGGTTGGTCCGACTCAGCGTGAACTCATCAACATGGGTCACCTGACCGATTACAAACTGTTCGCGCCAAAGTCAGACTTCGACCGGTCTAGCCTCACGAAAGCTGTCAGTAAGACCACGGGTGAAATCTCGGCGCACGCATCGGCCCAAGCAGTCGCCACGTCGTCGTTGGTCGCCCACGTCGAGAAGGGTCAACTAACTGGTGACCTCGTACGCACCTATCGGAAATTGCTAGATGGTCTGCTGACGATCACTTTCGCCCCGGACATCGTAACGGCGACCCAGTTCGAGACCGAATACAACGCGGCTGGCATCCCGGCGAAAATGGTACATGGTGGGTCGGGTGACGAGGAACGTTATCAGGCGTTGCGCAAGTTTCGTGCCCGGGGTTATCTCGTACTGGTAAACGTGGGACTTTTCGGGGAAGGCTTCGACTTGCCCGCCATTGAGGCCGTACAGGACGCGGCTGCCACGGAGTCGTCGCAGGCGTTCGTGCAGCGCGCCGGTCGGATGCTGCGCCCGCTCCCCGGTAAGAAGTGGGGTATTTACGTCGATCACGTGGGGAACATCGCCCGCCACGCCACCGTCGTGCATTACCCGGACGGTTCGCGGGTCGAGATCGCTCATGGCGAACCATCGCTCGACCGTCGGGAACGTCGCAGCGCGGGCAAGTCGGAAGTGAGCGACACCCGAACGTGTAACACTTGCACCGGTACGTTCCCCCGCTTCCTCGACGCGTGTCCTTACTGTGGTGAGCCGATCCCGGCACCTGCGCAACGGTCGTCTGTCGAGTGGGTCGACGGTGACCTGTACGAACTGGACGCAGCCACACTCGCGACGATGCGCGCAGCAATCGCCCGTGTGGATACGGCACCCGAGGATTACCGTAACCAGTTGGTCGCGCAAGGGTGTCCACAACTGGGGGTACTGGGTAACGTGAAACGCCTCGTGGCGACACAGGAAGTCGTGGCGCAGTTGCGTGAGGCTGAGGCGGTGTGGGCGGGTTACGAGCGCGCAGCCGGACTCAGTGACCGGGAGATCATGCGCAAGTTTTTTGGGATGTTTTCCGTAGACCTTTGGTCGGCGCAAACTTTAAAGGTGAGCGAGATGGAAGCATTAATCGAACGAATCAACGGGAGTATTAGACGATGATCAACCACAAGAACAAGCACGAACTGAATCCTTGTCCTTTCTGCGGCAGTAAGGATCTCGATGTAACGCAATGGATCGAATGTAACGGTTGTGGAGCATTTGGGCCGACTCCGGGGGATGACGGGGACTTGTCAGCGTGGAATCAATTACGAGGTGTGGTAGTCACATTACCTCCGGAATTCCCGTTGCGCGCATTCCCGCGAGCTGCCCCAACACGTGGTGAAACACTACGCGAGTGCAGTGATGCAGTAGAATCGGCTGGCGCAACGGCGGTTCGCTCATGACACTTATCCAATGGGCCATCCGTAACGGTGTCTCTCATGCAGCGCTCGCCGAGCTGTACGATATGTGGGGGGTCGGTGAGTCGCATGAATCCACATCGGCTAAACCGAAGTCTGAGGCGGCGGTACAGAATGCCGTGCGACAGGAATGGTCGGAACTCGGCGGGCGTGGGTGGCGCAATAACAACGGGGCTTACGATGCCAAACATCCACCGTCGCCCGGTACGCGCTGGGGGCTGTGTAACGACTCGGCGGCGATGAACAAGAAGGTCAAGTCGAGCGATCTCATCGGACCACTGCCGCGCCTCATCACGCCTGAGATGGTTGGTACTACCATTGCACAATTCGCCGCCCGTGAGTGCAAGCCCGAGGGGTGGGTTTACTCGGGAACGGAACGGGAAGTTGCACAGCTTCGGTTCGGGCAGATCGTCACGATGCTCGGTGGCGACTTTAAATTTGTAACCGGACCGGGGTCATTCGATTGACGATGTCGTCATACGTCGTCACAATGGCGTCACGCACCAATCACGAGTGACATTCATGGCTGCTTATTACAATGAAATCGATCCGTTCTCGGCCCAATGGTTACGGAATCTGATCGCCGCCGGACACATCACACCAGGGGAAGTAGATGAACGTAGTATCGAAGATGTCAGACCCGACGACTTGCGAGAATTCACTCAGTGCCATTTCTTCGCCGGAATTGGCGTGTGGTCATACGCACTACGACAAGCTGGGTGGCCTGACGATAGACCAGTATGGACAGGCTCTTGCCCCTGCCAACCTTTCAGCCAGGCAGGCGAGGGAGTGGGGTTTGCTGACGAGCGGCACCTCTGGCCCTCCTTCGAATGGCTCATCCTCCAGCGCCGCCCTCCAGTCATCTTTGGAGAGCAGGTTGCGAGTAAGGCTGTCGGACCTTGGATCGACCTTGTACACGCTGACGTGGAAGCTATGGGTTACGCCTTCGGGGCAGTCGCGTTCCCGTCTGCGGGCGTCGGTGCGCCGCACATCCGAGACCGATTGTTCTGGGTGGCCGACGCCGACGACGAGAGACTGGAAGGATGGGAAATCAGCGTCGGCAAACGTACCGATAAACTCACTGCTTGGTCGGACTGTGTGGTTATACGGGGACGGGACGGCAGCCGGAGGCCAATTGAACCCGGAACACTCCCGTTGGCTGATGGGTCTCCCGGGCGAGTGGGGGCAATCCGCGCCTACGGGAATGCCATCTGTGCCCCGGCGGCAAAAGAGTTTATAGCGGCGTACATTGACGCGCCTGTCAGCGGGTGACACACTGGCACCAATGCCAATATATTAAGAGTGGGACACACATATGAGTCATTTGAAAGACAAGATCCTCGACGCAGCGTTCACCCTGGCGTGCGAGTGTGGGTATCGCGGTATCAGACGGGATGCGATTGCAGAGCGTGCGGGTGTGGCGGGTGGTACTGTGAACCTCCACTATGGAAAGATGGATGATCTCAAGACCGCAATCATGAAACGCGCCATTGAATCGGAACAGCTTGACATCTTGGCGGCGGGAATGGCCGAAGGTGATTCGACGGCGATGAAAGCCCCGAAAGCTCTCAGGGTTCGAGCATTGCAAACCTTGCTTTGATGTATCGCCACGCTTAGCAGGGGCTAAATAGCATGGTTAAGAAAATCTCGACATCGGATCGGGCGGTGCAGTTGTCTGCCGCTGCTTTAGCTGATGGGTACAAGTTTGTAGGTTTTGTCGACGAATACAAGAATAGTAAAAGTCGCGCAATATTTAACTGCGTGAAACATGGTGACTGGACGTCGTCGGTCGGCGGCTTCTACCACAAGGGAGCTCGTTGCCGTTCGTGCGCCTGCGAGGTGAGGGGTGTTCAGACTCGGATGCCTCGTGATGTTTGCGAATCAAAAATTACAGCATTGATGTCGCAAACCAACCTTATTTTTATAGGTTGGGGCGGCGAATATTCTGGCATGTTCAGTAAAATGACTATCAGGTGTTCGAGACATGGTGACTGGCTAACCACGCCGAACAACTTCATCAATAAGGGTCGACGGTGCCCAGACTGCGGTGATAAAAAATTATCCCGTGACGAACGGGAGGCACAATTAACTACCATTGCGTTACTCGACGGTTACAAATTTATCGGGTGGATCGGTGAATATGTTGATTCCCGCAGTCGAGCGATCATGAGCTGCGACATACATGGTGAGTGGCAAGTAGGTATATGCGGTTTCGTTCGTGAAAGTAACAGGTGTCCAAGTTGCGCAACCAGCGGATATAACCCATCGAATCCGGGGACATTGTATGCGTTGATTTCCCATGACGAGAAAATGATTAAGATTGGGATCAGCAATAGCCCCACCAAACGCCAAATGACACTTAGGCGAAATACCCCATTTAAATTCTCAGTCCACCGTGAAATTCACTGTGATGATGGGTCGATCCCTCCGTCATTAGAAAAACTATTTCATTCGCAATTCCCATCCGCCGGGCTGAAGGGTTTCGACGGTGCAACGGAGTGGCGGCAAATGAATCCTGATATCACCACATGGTTGGAACTTCTGGCATGAATAATTTCATCATCTGCAAAACTATCCCGTCGACCAATCGTCCGGGTAAAACTGAAAAAATGCCGTGCGACCTATCAGGTAAAGTTGTCAGCCTTCACGTCGCCGACCGTATGTCGCACGCTGACGCGATTGATCGCGCCGCACTACTGGGCGCCGAATATCGCCCCGCCACGATTCTCAATGGTGACGGTAGGTTCTGCATTGACTTGGATGCGTGCCTTCTACCTGATCAAACTTGGTCCCCTCTTGCGATTGAGTTATGTACTCGATTCGCCGGATGCATGACCGAAACGTCCAACAGTGGCACAGGTCTCCACATCTTCGGCGTGGTGGTTGGTGACATGCCTGACCACGGGTGCAAAAATATCCCGCTCAACATCGAGTGTTATACCGACGATCGTTTCATCTGCCTGGGAACGGGTGCATCTGGCGATATGATGCACCCGAGTGACACCCCCTTTAACCAGACCGTGGCGCAATACTTCCCCGCTGAAATCGCTGTCAATCCGACCACATGGACGACTGTACCCCATCCCGACAGCTGTCCAATCCAGGACGATGCGCGACTCATTGAAAAGGCCCTGGCAAGTGAATCAATCGCGTCCATCTTCGGAGGCGGTAAAGCGTCATTTCGGGATTTGTGGGAAAAGAACGTCGAAGCACTGACCGAATCATGGCCTGCCGAAGACGGTGGGTACGATGGATCGTCAGCCGATGCCAGCTTGGCACAGCGTTTGGCATTCTGGACGGGCGGCCAATGTGACCGCATTGATCGTCTAATGCGTATGAGCGCGATGGTTCGCCCGAAGTGGGACAAGCATAAGTCTTACATGCATCGCACTATCTGCGGTGCCGTTGCACGCCAAACATCGTGGTATAGCGTCGGTAAACCTATCGAAATGACCCCCGTGGCGTCGGTGGTCGATCCGGTCATTCGCGCCGGGTTCCAATTCTTACCAATCACCCAAGTCGTTGATCACTTTCGTGGGTGCGTGTACGTGGCGGATGCGCACCGTGTATTCATGCCAAACGGTACAATGCTGAAATCGGAGCAATTCAACGCCTTGATGGGGGGGTTCACTTTTAGTCTGGATGATACAGGGGAGAAAACGACAAAGAAGGCATTCGAGGCATTCACTGAGAACCAGGGTGTAACATTCCCGAAAGTTGACGGCTCTGTGTTTGACCCGCGACATCCGTCCGGAGCAATCATCGAAGAAGAAGGTCGCAGGATGGTAAACACGTATGTACCGGTGAATGTGCGCAAGGTTCCGGGGGACGTGACGCGGTTTATGACTCACCTTGCTAAATTACTACCGAACGAGCGTGATCGACAAATCGCTCTGAGTTACGCTGCTGCCATCGTTCAGTATCCAGGGCATAAGTTTCAATGGGCACCACTGTTTCAGGGTTGTGAGGGCA